GGTTACGCGGCCGCGAAAATTGCCTAGAGCCAGCGCGTCTATAGTTCCTTCCATGAAACAATGCTTGGAATGCCTCAAGAGTTTTTATGTAAAGACTCAAGAGATTCGGTGCGAACCTTGTCGAGAAATTCACAAGGCCAGAAAGAAAAAAGAAAAGTATTCTCGAAGTTATCAGAAGCATCGAGAGCAGCGGATCGCTAAACAGAAAGAGCGGATGGCGCGTCTTAAGGCTCTTGGTGTCGCAACCGAATTAAATCGTAAATATAGAAAGACACAGAGGCTAAAGTATTTATCACTCGGGCTTACTATTAATGGAACCGAGCGCATACGCAAAGTTAATTTGCAAGCGACGAAAGAAAGTAAATTAAAATTAAGAGTCGCAAAGTGGCGTAGGGAATGGTTGAGAAACAATGCTCCCGATCCTTGCGTAGCGGCATGGTATCAAGCAACAGATAAACCGTGGAACAATCCACGCATAAATTCTAGTGAGAAATTTCGAGTTCGCTATAACTGCGATGACGTTTTTAGAGCAAGAGAAATTCTCAAGTCCCAAACTCGAAAGAAGACTCGGGCTAGAAGGATTGAATTGCAGTCTGATGGAACATTGACGGGGCAATCGCTCGGCGAGTTATTCGCAGATGCTAAATTTTGCGCCTATTGCATGGAACCATTTGAGAACTCTAAAGATAAGACGTTAGATCACGTTGATCCGTTATATCTTGGCGGGAAACATTCGCTAGACAATTCAGTTATCGCTTGCGTGTCGTGTAATTCTTCAAAAGGGAAAAAGAGTCTAATCGCATGGCTAACCGCGGCGCAGCAGACGTTGAACTCACGAAGTTAAACCAGCAGCAGATTGCTTTTATTTGCGGTGTGACTTCGCGCAGCATTCGAGACTGGGCCGACGCGCCACGCAATGCCGATGGGACATACAACGCGCAAGAGTTCGTCGCGTGGTTTTTGCAACGATCCTCTGGCGGCAACGGAGAGCGCGAGCATAACAATCAGCGCGAAAGACTCGCAGCCGCGCAAGCCGAAAAAGTCGAAACCGAAAATCGAGTGCGACGCGGAGAGTTGGCCGACACAAAACAAATGATTGAGATGTGGTCGGGAGTGCTCGCTGCGGTTCGTGCGAAACTTCTCTCGATGCCTACCAAACTAGGGCCACAACTTGTCAACACAGCAGAGCCAGCAATCATCGTCGGCAGAATTAGAGCAGAAGTCTATTCAGCCCTTGATGAACTTGCCGCAGATTCGACAGAGGTTAGTGTCGATTCTCAAGCCGCCACCGAAATTGACGGTGAGCCAGTGGGCCGATCAATACCGGAGACTGTCTAGCGAGGCATCCGCCGAGCCCGGCGTATGGCGCACCTCTCGGGCACCGTATCAGCGCGGCATCATGGATGCCGTCACGGATGAAACGGTCAAAGAGGTCTGGATTCAGAAATCCGCACAGGTAGGCTGGACGGAGATTCTAAACAACGTGATCGGGTATCACGTTCACCAAGACCCTGCGCCGATGCTGCTCGTGCAGCCGACGCTAGAGATGGCCGAGTCGTGGAGCAAGGACAGATTCGCACCGATGGTGCGGGACACGCCAGCACTCGCCGAACGGATCGCAGATCCCAAGGCACGCGACAGTGGCAACACGCTGCTGCACAAGAAGTTCACCGGCGGGCATCTGACGGTGGCCGGTGCGAATAGTCCGTCTGGTCTGGCATCGCGGCCCATTCGGATCGTGCTATTCGATGAGGTGGACAGATACCCATCGAGCGCGGGCACAGAGGGCGATCCGATCTCGCTGGGCCGAAAGCGAACGGCTACGTTTTGGAGTCGCAAAGTCTTGGCAGGATCGACCCCGACGATTAAAGGATCGAGCCGCATCGAGGCCGGTTTCGAGTCGGGCGACCAGCGGTTCTACTATGTGCCATGCCCGCACTGCGGCGAGTTTCAGCGGCTCGTGTGGGCACAGGTCAAATGGCCAGAGGGCCAGCCAGAATTGGCCGAGTATGTCTGTGTGGCGTGCGGTGCGATACTGACCGAGGCGGACAAGGCGGAGATGCTACAGGCGGGCGAGTGGCGCGGGAGCAAGCCATTCTCGGGTATCGCATCGTTCCACATAAGCGAGTTGTACTCTCCGTGGTCTACATGGGCGGAGATGGCGGTCGCGTTTATTCAAGCGAAAAGGTTTCCCGAAACGCTGCAAACGTGGATAAACACGGCGCTTGGGGAAACCTACGAGGAACGCGGCGAACAGGTGGAGACGGTAGGACTCGCGCAGCGTCGCGAACCGTACACCGCACAGAGCATCCCACAACAGGTGCTCATGCTCACGGCTGGCGTAGACGTACAGGACGACCGGCTAGAGGTAACCATCGTCGGCTTCGGCAAGGACGAGGAGACATGGATTGTCGAGCACGGCGTACTGCGAGGTGATCCTGGCAGCGATTCGCTGTGGCACGATCTTGACGGATACATGGCTCGCAAACGCGAGACCGAAGACGGACGACCGCTACTGATCGAGGCCCAGGCTATCGACTCGGGCGGTCACTTTACGCAGCAAGTCTATGCCTACTGCGCTAAACGCAAAGCGCGGCGCGTGTGGGCGATCAAGGGAGCCGGTGGCTTCGGTCGGTTGATCTGGCCGAAGTCAGCGGGACGGGCAGGGAAAACCTCGGCGCAGGTTTTTATAGTCGGTGTTGATACAGCCAAAGACGTGCTGTACGGACGCATGAAGCGCGTACACCAACCGGGGGCGGGATACATTCATTTTCCCGTCTCGGTCGATGAGGTCTATTTTGACCAGTTGACCGCCGAGACATTGATCTATCGCATGGTGCAGGGGCGGCGCGTGCGGTCTTATAAGCCGCGCTCCTCGGGCAGTCGCACGGAAGCCCTCGACTGCTTGGTCTACGCCTACGCAGCGTTCATAGGTCGCAACGGGCCGATGATATTGCCGAACCGCAAGGTCGAACCAGTTACCGAAACGCAAGTCACAGTACAACCGCAAAAACCACAACGTCGCCCCGTGCCTTCTCGCGGCGGGTGGATGAACGGATGGAGATAACGCATGGCCGATAAAAAAATCAGCGCACTGACATCGCTCGCCCAAGGAGACGTAGCCGCATCAACGGACGTGCTCCCGATTGTGGACACGAGCGCAACGGAGACGAAAAAGATCACCGCCAGCGCACTCGTCGGCGCAGGAATGACCGCGGGCGTAACGAACGTCGATATCAATTCCGGCGCGATCGACGGCACAACCATCGGCGCAAACTCTGCCGCAGCGGGCACGTTCACTAACCTTACGGCATCGGGCACGGTATCCTTTAGCGGCGCGACGGTCTCTAACGGCGGCGCGGTCACTACGATTGACATCAACGGCGGCACCATTGATGCCACAAGCATCGGCGCGAGCAGCGCATCGACCGGCGCGTTCACGACGCTCTCGGCATCGTCGACTGTTAGCGGAACCGGCTTTTCAACCTACCTCGCCTCACCCCCTGCTATCGGCGGCACGACTGCCGCTGCAGGATCGTTCACTACACTTACCACTTCCTCGACCGTAACGCTCAACGGCGGCACCGCCAACCAAGTCCAGTACCTCAATGCATCCAAGGTATTGTCGGGATCGTCCAACCTTACGTTTGACGGCACAACGCTCACGGCCAACACGCTCGTCAGCACCAACCAAGCCACCATCGACGGCATGGCTGTCGGTCAGGGCGCGGGCAATGTTGCGACGAACACAGCGGTGGGTGTTAGTGCGCTGGCGGCGAATACAACTGGCGCGAACAATACGGCTGTCGGACATACAGCATTAGACGTAAACACAGAAGGTTCTTTGAACGCCGCATTCGGCGCAAACAGCCTCGGTGCAAACACTACAGGCAGTGAGAACTCTGCAATTGGTGTGTCTGCGCTGGCTTTTAATACTACTGGTGCTAATAACGTAGCCGTTGGCCGACAGGCGCTTCTTAACAACACCACCGGAACCGGTGCTACGGCTGTTGGATATCAAGCCGGATACTCCACAACTACCGCTGGGTTTCTAAACGCATTTGGATATCAAGCAGGATATAACTCTACCGGCGACGGTTGTTTTATAGGTTATCAAGCAGGATATAGTAATACTTCCGGCGCTTATAACACGGCGGTCGGCTCATACAGGGCGTTGTATTCAAATACAACCGGATCAGGCAACACGGCTATTGGTCGTGATGCGCTACTTCTCAACACCACCGCTTCCAACAACACGGCTGTTGGCTATCAGGCTGCGTACAGCAACGTCACAGGAACCGAACTAACCGCAATCGGCTTTGAAGCCTTAAACAAAAACACCGGAAATTACAACACTGCGGTGGGATACCGTGCGTTAAAAGAAACAACCTCCGCTGTTGAAAACACAGCAATTGGTGATTCCGCAGGACAAAATTTAACAACTGGGGCTAACAACACAGCATTAGGCTCTATTGCTTTAGTTACCGCAACAACCTCGCAAGACTGTGTTGCAGTCGGTAAATCAGCGTTGCGACTTACAACTACTGGTTCTTACAACACTGCAGTAGGTTCTAATGCACTTCAATCCAACACCACCGCCTCCAACAACACGGCTGTGGGATATCAGGCGGGGTATAGCACGACCACTGGCGCACAAAACACATATTCTGGATATTGGGCTGGATATTTAACAACT